AATATCGAATACATTGCAGACTTATCGGATTGGATGAGGAATACATTAAAAAATAAAAAATTTAACGAGGGTAAAATAAAAGAAGATTTACACCCATACAAAGATTTTGATGGTTTCCCCAAAAAAGAGTACAATTTAAATCTCGGTGCTTTTGTTGACCATTATCAAAAGTTTATAAAATTTATGAAGAAACATAGGGAAGTACCTGATAAAAATAAAAGAGAATGGGCATTAGCAATTAGAGACAAAGTTGGTCAAGGTATGTTTAGCGGTCATATGAGCCAAATGAGAAACATAATGGATTTACTTCAAATGGCTGATAAGTATAGAAACCTAAAAGAGGGTACAGTAAAGGAAGTTGGGGATCAACACATTGTAGCAATAAAAGATTTTATAGGTTCAGCTATGAAAAAAGCTGGAATACGGGTTAA